TCTTATATAATCTGTATCTAAAGAGGAATCCAAAGATCCCGCCCCTCCAAGCTCTAATGCTGCAGATATAATTGACTCACCGTCTATTGGAGGCATTCCATCCGACATGCCCTCTGAGGACATCCCCCCGTTGACCAATTCGTCTAAAATGCCAACCGTTCCATTTAAAGCCTCTTCTATAGCAAGTTCTATATCGTCCGATAAAATTGTGCCTATCTTATACGGATATGTTAATGAAAAACTAGCACTAGATGGAGAAGAATCATAATTTGCAGACGTACTAAATTGATTAAAAGTTGTAATTTCAATAACACCCGTTCCCGGGCCTATTATATAATTATTTGGATCATCTTGATCAACAATCCATGTTGTTAATTGATTATCAGTAGAAAATGCATTTCTTTTAAGAACTTTTGCAATATCTGAATTATATGCATCAAACCCCTCTGCAGAATAACCCGAAAGAAAAGTACTAACCCCCATGGCAAAAGCACCTGCCACATCTCCTAGGTTTTCTGGCTCTTCATATGATTCTCCATTATATGTCAACGAATCAAGCGCAGCAGCAAAACCATTTGTACCCGCACTGTTGTATTCGTCTTCAAACTCGCTCTTTTTTTCTTCAACAATACGTCTTGCATCAGATGCTGACAAGGTTTGCAAATATTGCCTATTTGTAAGAAGAGGGATTTCCAAATAGGCATCTCCTTGACGATCCGAAGCTGGAGTAGGCATATGCACTTCGGGAATGCCATCTTCATCTATATCATTTACTCCGCTATTTAACTCTGCTACCTGTTCCTCCGTCAAATATATGTATTGACCCGTAGATGAATCATGATAAGCGTAACCTCCATCAACCTCTGTGAGACCTTCCTTTTCATCGTACCATGCTTCAATTCTTCCGGCCACATACTCTTCAACGGTGCCCAATTTATCTATATCAAACGCAGACCCTTCTGTCATAAAAGAAGATAGTAAATTCAAACTAAATATATTATTGGTAGAAAGATAATTTTCAAACTTTGTTAAACTTTCATATGCTCTTATCTGTTGAACCTTATAAGCAAACAATGCTTTTGTTGCTCTTAAGAGCATCTTTTCAGTTTTGTCCATAAACCTCATATCATTATTGCTCTTTAATGATGAAAAAGCTTTTTTCTTAACAAGAATGGTCGCCTCTGGAGCCATAGCTATTATGTTTCTAGTATCCGGTGTTACAGAGTTTACACTATTTTGATCTAGAAACACAGAAGCGCCCGTGCCAACCAATGACGGAGGAGGATCTTGAATTGAACTAAAATCAAGCTCTACACGAGCTTTCTTTTTCCGAACCTTTTCTTTTGCGACACGCATAACGTCCCTAATCTTTTCCTCTACAGTCGGGCCCAAGCTTGCCGCTATGGACGCAGACTCTTTACTCACATCATCAATTGCCATAATTATCTTTAACCTCTTTCATAATACTACTCACCTGTAATATCTTTTTTCCTATTAACACCTTGTTCATTTACATCATTTATTTTCTCAGAAATATCACCAAAGACAGACTTCGTCCCAAATGTGCTTCCCCAGAACATTTCATTAGTAGGATCTGCATAAGTATCTGGATTTGGAAACAATGGATAGCTTAAACGCCCAGCGCCCTCCATACCCTTATCTGCTGTTGTCTTCATGGTCATTACCGTATCTCCGTCTTGATTATACGGATCTTTATGCCATGGCATAAAGTTTTTCCTCTCACCCGTTGTTCTTGTAACCTTAAAAGTAAACTGATAAGAAAAGTGTCCAGGCTCTTGGGCATTTTCTGTAACAGAAAAGTTTTCGAAATAACCCCTAAAAAAGACTCCTTGATAATACATATCTACATTTGTAGCAAAAGCTGCCAAACTTGGGATTCCTACCGCATTAGCCAAAGACTCTGCAGCGGTACCTCCTGTGAATGGGGCCAATATTATATCCATTACATTACCTAGGCCATCCATATTCTCAGAAAATGCACCACCTGTGAGTACATCTGCAACGTTTGTAAGAGTCCCTCCAACGCCTGTTCTTTCTGTAAGAAGAGCCTCTGCTTCAAGCGCAGCCGCCTGAGCCGCCTCGGCTATCTTTTCCTGCCTCTGCTTTAAAACGTGCCTATATTGAAGCTGTTCATGTCTATAAATACTTCTCAAAACGCTTATTCCTTCTATACCGGAAGAACCCGTTATTCCGCTTACTTCTATAGAGGTAAGGTCTTCACCCCAATATTGAGTAACAAAACCCCCTTTTGTAAGATCTGATTTTATAAACTTTTTATCTCTAATATTAATGGTTTGAGGATTCATATACAATTGCTTTCTAGCCCAAAGAGAGTCCCCGTCTGAACCAGTATTTGAATCTAAAACTTCTTGACTCGGATCTATCCATCCCGTCTTGCCTTCTGGATAACCAGGGTGCGTAACAGAATAAGGATTTGAATCACCAGAGATCGCCTCAAGTTGTAACGGCAAAAAGAAAATTATTGTTTGCCTTGATATTTGTTCCATAGTCATTATTTTACTCCTTTTGTGGCTTTGGCGGCTTCCTTGTTAAGCTCTTTTGATGCTTTAAAGTTTTCATTAGCATCAGGTGATAGTTCAATCCTGATAACAGTAGATTTTTGTTTTTCTGCTGCCTCAATCAACGCTTGCATCAACTCCTGCTGTGTCATTCCGCCTTCTCCAAGTCGCGAAAGTGTTGCATCATCCGTTTGCGAAGCAACATAAGCAGCAGCATTCTCAATCTCCCTTTGATAGCTTTCTGATCCAACTTCAAAATCTCCACCAATACCTTTAATTTTTGATAAATCGACTGTTACTGCTCCAGTTTTATCCGAACGAGACATCTCATTAAAAGTCTCCAAACCTACGTCCCACTTCTCCTTTTTCCCCATTTCATTTGGTGCCGCTCCTCCAGCTCTTTCCATTAATACATCTTGAATATCTTGCGGCAACTTGGAAATCAAGCCCCTTGCCTTGTCAGTCGCCGCGCCTGAGAGACCCCGGGCGGTCTCCCCTCCCTTTTCAATTGTTGGACTTACAAACTCACTAAGAAGAAGCTCTCCCATGTTACGATTTATATCAGCCAACTCTCTTAACTGTAGCGTATTCAAGTTTGATTGAATTGCCATTTCTTGAGCTGCCTTTTCTGCCAAATCCGTTGTCTTATCTTTTCCTTCCATCTCATTTTTAAGCTGTTCTTCCAATTGTTGTTTTGTATCCATATCGCCAGATCTGGTTGCATCATCTAATCTGGATAACATATCTAAAATACGAGTAGCAGACTGATCATCACCTACTCCAAATTGGGTTTTTAACATTTGTTGCTGTATATAAAATTGATTCTGAAGCCCTGGAGATTCGGCAGCCTGTTCAACAGTAACAATTTCGCCACCAGTGAATGATGCCAAAGTATCTCTTAGCCCCGTAGTTAACTGAGATGCAATTTCTGACTGATCTCCTGTTTTTTCTGCTTCTAACATTGCGGCCTGTAACCCAATTGAAGCGCCAAGAACTCCAGAGCCTCCGCCGCCGCCGATATCTAATCCTCCTCTTTGAAAAACAAGATAAGCATTTGCATAATTGGTCGTCAAGCTTGCCAGCGCTGATGTTAAACTGGAAGTTAAATCTATAGCATTTTCAATACCAAGACCCATATCATCCATAGTCTGGCCGAAGCCTTCCAAGATCGGTCTTCCAAAGTCTGCTGATAAACCTAGTTTTGTAAAACCATCAACTGCACTATTCAAAGTTTGAGCAACCGTCTCTGCCCTTAAGCCGACATTCTTTGCCACTCCGGAAAACATTCCCAACATTTCTGCAGCACCTTGAGCGCTTTTTCCCTGTTTGTTCATTGCCTTATTAAGCAATCCGGCGGCTTCGCCCAAAGAGATATTCATTGCGCCAGCTTGAGCCGCAGCAACATTATATAGCTTTGCCGATCCAACTCCGGTATCAATAGTCTGATTAAGCTGATCCTGTGACAAGCTCGTGGATGATGCAGCCTCAACAAATTTCATCATAGAATCTTTTGTTATATACATAGATCTTGCAAAGTCGCTGGAGGTCTCCTGATCAAGCTCCCTCATAAAGCCTTTCGCTGAATCTAATGAACCTCCCATTTGCTTTGAAAAGTCAAAAACAGTCTTATCAAACATTCGAATTTTGGCAGACATAGAATCTGCTGCATCCAGAGATGTTTTTGTGCCATCTATAAAGGCCTTGCCGACAGCACCGACTACGCCGGCGCCAACATCAAGAGTGCTAAACATAGCTTTGAAAGCCCCTCCGACACCGGGAATCTTGCTTAGGGCATCACCCAAAAAGCCGCTTACGCCACTAAGGGCTCCAGCGGCTCCGTCCACTGCATTGCTCATATCCTGAAAAGCAGGCGTAAATGAGCCGGTTTCCGCACCTCGGAAGCGAGAACCCAAAGCCATAAATTGCTCTAAAGCAGCAAAGGTAGTTTCAACCTCTTTCCTAAAGCCACCAAAACTCGACTTCCCCTCCCCAAGGTAGTCCTTTAGGGAAGCCTTATTTTCGTCGCTTAAATTTTTCCAATCAATCGAATCTTGGGCCATTCTATTCTATTTTATCCTTAGTTATTCTAAACAATCTAGACATATCTTTTGGCATCCTTGTATTCCTGGCACCTCTGGATCTATCTTCGTTATTATCTAATAAATTAGTATTTTTGTCAGCCTCTCTAATTGATTTAATCAAGTCATTACTTTCTTTAAAGTCTCCGTCGCGAATCTGTCGTTCAAACTCTGTATCTGAAGCAAATCTCTGATCTTCTTTAGCTTCCCTCATAGCTTTTACTTTCTGTACAGCTTCTGAGTTCCAAAATGATGCTAAATATTCAGTCATTCCCAAAGTATATGTGTGCTTATCTTTTTGATCTTCTACAACCATATAGGCATACCACAACCATTGAGCTTCGGTCATATGATCGAATCTCTCATCATCAACTGTGCAACCCCAGGTTTTACACAGAGTCCAACGAAGCCTGCTGATTGGCTCCTCGGTTAATCTTTTAAAGCTTCTAGACCAATTTCCTTATTAGAGGCGCTCACTAGCTCTTCATAGGACCGATAAAGCTTCTCTATAACTGCGGCCTGCAAACTTGATATAACAGCACGTCTTCTTTCTAGAACATCCTCTATATCCTCATCTTCACACAGCTCTTCCAAAGGAACCCCATTAACTGTCTTCACAGAATAAGCTACCGTAACAGGCTTTATATCAAGCAATCTTTCTAGTTGATCAAACTGCATAACTGTTTGCATCACTTTTCTTTGCTGCTTTGTAGTCAAAGTAGATATGACAAATCTATATCCAGATATATCTACTGCTTTGTTTAATCTTCCTAAGAAAATTAAATCTTTTAAATCATTGAAATTAAGCTCATTTTCATTTTCTTTTATATCGTCGTCTTCAACAGGCTCAATTTCAATATCCTCTTGCTCATTATTTGTATTATCAGGACGACTGATTTTAGCGGTTCTTCTTGGCATGCAAGCTCCTTTAAAAGATTATACTAAAGTTCTCTTTTTATTTTACTTTATATAAATAAAAAACACCATCTTTAAAGATGGTGTTTTTAATATTTTATTAAATACTTTGATTAATAAGCTGCTGATATAAGACCCGGGAAGTCCAAAGCGCCACGTCTTCCTGACTTTCCTGCATCTGCAGCCGACTCGATATCGTCCAGCTGTCTGTTGTCAATCTGGCGACCGCCGCCAACTCCCTGACTCAGGGCAACTGCTTCATTAGCTCTTCTAGAGGAAATGAATTCGCAATCTATACCGGCGGTTTCTGCGATTGTATAATCGCTAACCTGATATGTCTTGGACAAGTTATTAAACCAACAATTATGATAAGTTGTTACTACCGCGTCATTATCAGTTCCTGTGAACTTATCAATGACTACAATATTAAACGGAATTCTTTGAGCATGAATATTCGTAAAACCCCTAGAAAAAGACTCAGGCAAAGAAAGCCCGTCAAAGACAATTCTGTTTACCTGTAGAGTAAATTTTGCGGGAGCTTGAGGAACTAATTCAATAATTCCGTCTGTTCCAACTTCAGAGATTGGCTTGTTTGTTCTTGATTGAGTTTCCTGAAAGGACTGAATCGCGCCTACCGGCTCATTATTAACATAAATAACAATCTGAGTAGAAAGACCAGTTCTGGTCGAACCTACACCGGATTCTGCGTCAAATATTGAAGCTGTATTTGGATAATCTGCCATTGTTTTCTCCTATTTTAAATGACTCCGACCTCTATGTCTATGAAGACATAGTTGATGGGATAAGCTGGAGAGAATTGCAAAAAGACATTAATCTGTCTTGGATCAACTTTATCTTGCTCAACCCTAATGTTCTTATAGGTTGTAATTAACCCTTGAGAAACTAACGCTGACATAATAGAATCAACTCTCGCTCCCACGAGATTATTTGTATCTCCGCTCTGAACACCGCCTATAAAGCCCTTTAAAGAACTTCTTAGAATGCGCTTAACTGAATCTCTAATAAATATAATTGAAATCTCTTCGTCTTCAACAAATCCAGATTGACTTGTTGTTCTTCCTGCCAATACCTTTCCACCGCCTGTAACTGGCTCTACAACTGTAGCTCCAACATTACCAAGGCCATTTAAAATTATTGGTCTAAAAATCTTATCTCTTGTTAATGAGAATCCAGATAAAGTCTTATATGTTAATGGTATTGCTACGTTTTGCTTGGCGGATAAGTGTCCAGCGGCTGCTGCGGCCATAAAAAATCCATGTAATTCAATATTGGTTCCATTTACATTTCTAACTATAGCATCTGGGAACATATAGACACATCTGTTGCTTGTATAATTATCACTAAGCTTAAAGTTTACAAGGTCTTCTACGTTTCCGTCCAGAACCTCTTCTGGGTCATCTCCTTGGACACCCTCCAAGACGCCTATATCCTCTACAGCGACCTCTTCTGTTCCAATTAATGCCGCAGCACTTACTCCGACTTGCGCGCCAATAAAGGCGACTCTCTCCATCCTGTTGGCAACAGAACTCATGTTTTCACAATGATTTACCGTTGCTCTAAAGATAGATGATATAGCCTGCGTTGGAAGCGGCACAATAATCTGTGCGTCTGCAGCCTCAAGCGCTTCAAGCGCATTAAACCAGTTTGTATCAAAAAAGTCTGCATCATT